GCCCAAGGTGTGCTGGGACTTCTCGCTGCCGCCAATCTCACGGTTGTACTCAGGACACCGGCACCCGGAGTTGATGTGGATGCGGACCCTGACAGCACGGATGATCGTGTCCTCGAAATAATCAGCGGATTCTTCGAGGATGTACGGGAGCGCGTGATCTACCGTGTCGAACCCGCACCCACAGCGGCAGGCGAATTCTGATCTGGAAAGTCGTTTGGTGAGATCGCCCATCAATGCAACTCCTTGGGCACCGCGGTGAACCGGACAGACTCCATCAAGCCGCGCTGGTTGCGCTCAATGCTCGCTTCGTAATCGAGCACTGTGTTACCTTTTGTAACGTCTTCGCGTGTTTTCAGCACAGCATTCACCAACTCTTTCATCGCACCTTGCATGTCGGGGTATTGTAACTGCTTGTCCTCGATCACCTCCACCACTCGGTTCAGGGTGTCGAGCAGCATCTGCTGAGATCGCTGTTGCGACTCGGCCATGCGCTGGATCTGCTCTGCCACGTTTTCAAGGCCCTTGAGTTCAAGCGGCTCGGAGACCTTGACGTGTTTGGGTACGACCTCGGCCTTGGCCCCGCGCTTCATGGCGGCGGCGATCTGCTTGGGTGTGAGCTCAGCCATTCGCGCACCTCCTCAGTTGTTCGACCATGTCGAGGCGGGACTGCGCATCGTCCCACCGGGCTTGTGCCGGTTCTGTCAGGTTAATCGGGTTACCGGCGGCGTCGGTGCCAGAGTCGGTGAGTTGTATGTCACCGAAGTTTTGTTGCAGGGTGGGCTGCGGGCCGAACGCGCCGTCATTGACACGCTGCGCGACCTGTCGAATCTCGTCATCGATCTGCTGCTCATCGAGGGTCGTCTGGTCAATCTCCGAGAAATGCAGGTCAACATACCGTTGGAAGTCGGTCTCGCCGACCCGGTCAAGGGCGGCGCGCATGCCTTCCTCGGTACTCAGCCGATCCATTCGCTCCTGGTTCAAGAACGTCGGCGCAGTCTCCTGCCGCAATCCCTCTGGCCCAACCACCTGCAGCTTGACGTCTTCGAGAAACTTGTCGATGGTCAGGGCCGGGTCCATCTTGCGCAACTCGGCGTACTTGGTCGCCCAGTAAGCTTTGACCAACTCGGCGCTCTGGCGGGCCGTGGTCTCGCTCTGGCGCCGGGTATCGACGAGGGCGTCCTTGATGTCCTCGTAGGCCTGGTCGATGGCCGTGACGACACCCTGCTCGGCGGTCGCCTTCTTGATCAGGTTCTGGATGTAGGCGCTCGGCTCGGCCGCCTCGATCTCGGCCTGGGTCTTGGTGTTCTCGGACAGCTTGATGTGCGGACGGGTGAACGTGCCCCACTCGGGCTTGTCCACCACGAAGTCCTTGATGTACTGATGCAACGGTATGCGGATGTCCGCACCGGTGCCGTCGAGACTCTCGACCACGTAGTCTGGTGCGCCCTCGAGTTCAGCCGCCACCTCAGCGCTCAGGAACACCTCTGTGTCGGGATCTAAGGTCTTCAGGTAGTCGGCGTAGTCCTGCGACGATCGCCCCGCCAGGGCGCTCTCCTGCGCGAAGAACAGGTGTTGGTCGAGGTACTGCTGTTCTGCATTGGAGCGCTCGCGGGTGTGGAAGTCGCGAGCGGCCTCCCTGGCAACCATGGTGTTGTACTCGGGGCGCACTGTGAATGCGCGAATGCCACCACCGACACCGGCGCCGGCCAGGCCTTCAGCCGCGGCGGCCTTGGCCAGGTCGTCCCAGTTCCAGCCCTTCTCGGTGCCGACGGTGCCGCCGAGGTATTCGACGCCGCCTTGGAACGCCTCGGTGAAACCCTCGCGACCAATCGCCTTCGGGATCTCCTTGGCGGTGTAGCCGAGGAAAGACCCAACAGACGCAGGGCCGGCAACCTTGGCCCCACTGCGCAGGAGTTTCAAGGCCATGATGCGGTCAAGATACGCCACCGGCAATGCGGTTGCGGAACCAATCGTGTAGTCTTTCGCGGACAGCTGGTCCGGCCTGCCGTCGTTCTTGGCGCGTTCGCGGGTGACCGAGTCACCGACCGCGGAGAACACCAGGCCGGGGTTGGCGATGGATGCGGCTAAATAAGGGAGCGAAGCGGGCACTGCCTCTGCGATAAACTCTGCGATGTTGCCAGCGCTCGGGTCTGCAAAGACCTTGTCGATGTCCGCCCGGTTGTCGTAATCCGCCAGGTAGTCGGACGCCTCCATACCCTTGCGGAAGAACCGGGCCGAGGCCTCGGCTGCAAGCTGGTTGCCCTCGGTCAAGGTGCCCTCGCCGCCGAACACCTCGCGGGTGATCGTGTCGATGGGTTGGGTCAGGAACAGTCGGTTGGCGTGGGTCGCGGTCTGCGACAAGTACGAGGCGACATTCATCGACAGGTTGGTGGCCGTGTTGACCATGCCGCGCAGGGCGTTGTCGAAGTAGTTGCGTCGGCTTGAGTAATCGACGTACTTATCTTCAAGAGCACCGAGCGGCTCGATGTCATCCCACGCGATGGCAGCCTTGTCCGGGTCTGTCAGAAACTGGGCAAGCTTGGGCCGATCAGGGAAAAGACTCTGGACGTCCTCCCGGCTTAGGTAGCTCTGACGCCGAGCCTCCTCGGGGTGTGCCTCAACAAGAGCCAAAGGCATCCCACTTGACCGCGCCAGCGCTTGGTTCTGGGCGGCTCGATTGGGGTCGGTACCGACATGCAGCGCAAAACCTGCGGGAGCTCCTCGTGAAGGTTCTAGGTCCTTCAGCAGAACGCTTCGCTCTTCCTCGGTGAAAGGCATGTTACCGCCCCCTGCGCTCTACACGCAGCAGGTTCTCGTACCTCTTTATTATCTCAGCACGAGTGATGTTAGGGTCGGCGGCCCTTAGCAGTTCGACCGCATCAAAAAACCTGGCCCGCTCTGCTTCCGGCATTTCGTACACGTAGACATCATCCGTAAAGTAATAAGCATCGGGGTCGCGGCGAATCTCCAACAACTCTAACGAGACCCTGTCGCGTATTTCCTGGTCGGAGGGAGTCCGCTCGTGTTTTATAAAATAACGCTCATTCCAGTCGCGCAATGCGTCCCACATCCGCGATTGAACACCAACGTCGTTAATGTCGTTAGCCTTCAATACGCGATCCATCATTTGCCGCGTGGTCTCAAGCGCTTTGAACTCTGGCTCCTTACCATTCACCCGACCGCTCGCCGCGGCAAGCGCTATCTCAAACTTCTGGTTGTAGTACCGACGATCCGCGATGTTTAACCGGCTAGAGTTCTCACTGAAGTATTTCATCGCCTGCGCTAGATTTCCGCCACGGTCATTCGCTATTAAGGTCTCCAGTTGATCCAATGTGCTTGAGTCCGACCAGGTGGGGACGAAGGCCCCCGCCATCCGTTTAGCCCGGTCTTCCTGCTCCCGCTGCAAGTTAGCGTATTGGGCGTCGGTAAGGTCATCCTTGACTAACTGGGTTGCGTTGCCTTCGGCATCGTAGAAAACACCTTTTTCAATGCGGATCTCACCTCTCCACATCATCGGGAGGATAGACGTGTAAAGGGTCTCCTGCCTTTTTTGCAGAGCGCGCGCCTCGTCCTCCCGTATAGCACCGAGGTGCTTCCGCACCGCATTGTACATATCATGGTCATCAATACCCGCAAGCGCTTCTTGCGCTTCTGGTGAGGACAGGCCGGACAGTTTTCTTGCTGTGCGCAGTGCCTCCTCTTCCACCAGTAACTGATCATCGGCGCGCATCTCCCCGTACCTGGCGCGGGTGGCGGAGTACTCGTCTGCGTCGGTGATGCCCCGCAAGCGTTCAAACGCCTGCGCGTCATCCATCGCCAATAAATTTTTCGCGGTGGCTAGCGCCTTGTCTTCCCGTAGCTCTGCCTCCGCCTCTTTCTTCAGGCGTGAGTAGGTTACCTGGTCCAGGTTGCGTAACCACTCGGGTTGCGTCCTGAACACCTCCATGCGATCCGCTGCTGGCATCGCGGTCAACCGCTCAACAGCGACCCCGTTGCGGAACTCGATGTAACGACGCTCGGCCTCGTCAGCGGGCAGGAACCCGGCGTTGGCCAGGGACGTGTAGGTACCCCGCATCTCATCCATCAGGCCCGGCATGCTCCCCGCGTCCGTGTGGATCGCCAGTTTCCGGTACTCGTCCTCGGTGTCGAGCAGGTCACCCATCTCTGCCTCGGTGCGCTTCTTGAACACCAGGTCCTGCACACGCACCCGGTCGTTCTCGATGTCCACCTCGGCCAGTCCCTGGAAGTGCTCCCGCACCTGTCCATCGGTGATCCCCTGCGCGGCAAGGGCGGCTGCCTCGCGTGTCTCCCCGTCCCAGTCAGTCTCGATCTGGTCGTAGTCGGACCGCTCGTCCTGACGGCTCAAGGCCTGCGCCCGCGCAATGCGGAACTTGTTCATGGCCTTGGTAAGTTCAAGGTCGTTGCGCGTCTTGGCGATGTGCTTGAGCGTGTCGGACAACCCGCTCATCGCCTCGGGCAACGGGTTGCCGGCCAGGCGCACGATGGGTTGCTGGCTGGACTGCGAGGGTCTGCGTTGGATGCCGTCGGGTATCGTTGCCATGTCAGTACTTCAAGGGGTAAGCCCGCGCGCGCGTGGTTTGCACGGTTCTATCAATCGTGTGTATCCGCTCCACCTTCGGCGCTCCGCCCCCTTTACTGTACGCGTAGGTGCTGCCGGCGCTCAGGATGTTGGACAACAGGCCGAGTTGACCGGCCCGGTACTCGCGCTCGCCTTGCCGCTCCGCCTGCCGGGCGGCGAACTCGGAGGTGAGCGCGTCGGCCTTGGCGTCGTACATGGCGGCGATCGCGTTCATCTCGTGCTCGCGTTTCATCTTGGCGAGCATGCTGTGGTCGACGGTGCCGCCCTGGGCGATCATCGCGACAGTAGCGTCGGACTCCATCACGCGGGAGGCCTTGCGGATGTCCTGCGCCTGTCGCTCACCTTCACGCAGGCGCAGGGTTGCGTTGTTGCGGTACTGCACGCCCTCGAACCGGCCAGCGGCTTGACCGCTCGCGCCCTTGTAGTAAGGGCTCAGTATGTCCAGCAGTTGGCTGGAGAGTTTCAGGTAGTCAGTGTCAGCCATCGATAGCGGTCTTCTTAGGTACGTTGACGTTGTAAGCCAGGGCCATGATCTTGCAAGGCCCGGTCGCCTGTATGCAAATGCGACTGTCGGTGTCGAGCGTGCCGCCGAACGACACCATCTGCTCATCGTAATCAGTAACCAGAGGCCCCGCCACTGCACCCGGCAGGTCGTGCAGGTGCGTGAAGTCCCGCCCGGTCTTGATCGAGGTGGGCGCGAAGTCCTTCATGACAAGCGCGGTGCGGGTCACCCGGAAGCGCTCTCCGATCACGGTCTGCGCCGAGTACTGCCCGAGCTTGTTGGACTTGTACTTGGCTGTGATCTGCTTTCCGACGTAGACGTTTGCGTAGGCGGCTGAGTCAATCGTGATCTGGCCGGAAGTCACAGTGTAGGTGTTGGCCAGGAACTGGTTGTCCGCCCAGACGTGTACGGTCTCGCCCTCCAGGTGACTCAGGCCCGTTAACGTCGCGGTACCTGGTGCAGCGAAGTGCGTATAGAAGTCGAGCGGTATGCTATCCGAAAAGGTAGACAAGCGGTAAAGACGGCTGTTGCCGTTGCGCCGGATGATGGCCCAGAGCTCGTCCTCACCCGTCTGGGGCAGGGTGGCGATAGCCTCGACTTCACCGTCCACAGTTAGCCGGCACCACGCCTGCACGTCCTCGGTCGGCTCCTTGAGCAGAACACGCAGTTCACCTGTCTCGGTCAGTACCCAGATGCGCGTCTCGGGGTGCTTGGTCACCACGATCTGCCGGATGCCGTCTACGCAGATATCGGGGTGCAGCGTCATCTGATCCGCGACCGAGGGGCGTGCACCGAGGGGAGAATCTAGTGCGTGCAGGCGGCGCCCGTCCCGCGAGGCGAAGTAAATCTGATCGTCGGATGTCACCGCCCTGACCGCGCTCGCCCCGACGCTGCCCATCAAGGGTTTGATCATCGTGTTCAAAGGGGATAGCGGGTCTTCAAAGTTGCTGGACCTGATCTGAGCTTCGGAGGACGGCAGGCCCAGGAACAGGCTGTTGTTCGCCTCCAGCCACTGGATATTCTCCACCGAGCCGAAACCGATCGTGCGCGAGATCGCGTCCGTGGTCACGCCCTCGTCCGCGTTGAAGGAATAGTAGTCATCCGTCGCCGTTGCATCCACGCGATTCTTGCCGGCCCACAGCAACCGCCCTTCCGCGAGCGTCACGCCCTGGGGCCATTCGCCCGGACCCCAGGTGCCCATCTGCCAATAGGCGGTGTTCACCCCAGGGACCGGGATCGCTCGCCGTACAGAAGCCGCTGCGCTCGTGGGGCTCGTCACACTCGTGATCTGCACGACCCCATAGCACGACGCAGACGTTGTTGTAAGGGTGATACTGTGTATGCCGCCACCTACCGCATCAACCTGCGCAAAGTAGATGTAGGCTTCTCCGTCGCGAGAGTCCGTAACAGTCTCCGCGATACTGGTCGCAGACGTGCTGGGGCTCGTGTACGTTTTAACCAACTCCGAACTCACGGCAATACCCGCATCAGCGACCGAATACCGATACAACCCTATGCTCACCGCGGCGGCTGGATCACCTTGAAAGGTGACCAGGATATCACGCTCAGACCCGTACCCCTGCACGTACAAGTTGCCCGAGGTTTGCCCTAAAGTTGTCGCAGTGAGAGACACGGTTTGTGTGGGGAAAGTCAGTTTAAGGAGGCGGCCAACGTGCTCATCCGCGTCGAACAAATCCGACGTGGCGGTGAGCGTAGCGGAGTTATATCTAGCACTGGCTTGAATCCCGGTCGTTTGCGCGTAACCTGGTTTAAAAGGCCCGTCGAGTGCAAAGTACTCTTCTCGGGTGATCGTGCCATTGCCGATGCGGCGCACCACATGGGGGCGAGAGTCTGGACCGACAGCAACATAGGCCGTGTCCGCCGAGATAGCATCGGACGCTCTGTACTGTAGTTCCGAACCCGAAAGACCGCCGGGGTGCAGCGCCCGGAGCGGGTCCGCGCTGCTTATCGCTGTAATCTCGCCCAGATAGGCACCTGGATGCCCGTCCCCCCAGGCGGCACCTGTCGCGGTGACACTGAACGTGATCGAGTTCGTCAAAGGTGTCACGGCCAGGTAAGATCGCCCCGGAAACAGCACGCTATCAATCAGGTTGTCAGCGCCGTAACCCGTACCGTCACCGACCTGCACATGGAGGGGCGCCTCGTGAACCGTCACGACGTAGTAGTAAGACTGCCCGGCAGTGCAGGACACCGTCTGATAGACAGCCCCGGACCCGGTCAGGTAAGCGGAACCGGAATAGTTACTTGAAGCTGTCACGGCAGCACCGGACGTGCCCCACGAGGCCAAACCCCCAACGGTGAAACTGTTGTTCAACAACTCGGGACCCGTGTGGGTTGCCTGGAAAGGAACACCATCCTTGATTACCCGCGGTCCGTCCGCCATATGCTCAAGCAGCACTGAGTCCCCGACCTTGCGGGACATTGGTCTCAACGCGCGAGAATTGACTAAAATCCCTGGGGATTGGCAATCCACCACATACTCAAACCCTGGCCGAAACTGCATAGGCCCGAGCCGCATCGGCAGGAAGTTCTCCATCAACTCGCAGGAGTTGTTGACCGGAGTGACATCGTCCCGTGCTAGCGCAAGCGGGCTGACCTCGCCCTGGTTGAACTTGTTGATGACGCCATCGGTCACGGGCGGCCCCTGTACCCGCCGCGGTACCGCGAGGTCACCCAGTCGCCTTGCTGGATCACCTGGGGCGGTGACTGCACCGCGTCGTTGCCCATGCCGGCGTCCTTACGCTGGAAGTAGACGTTGCGCGCATGCTCGATCAGCGCGGGGTTGATCAACGGTGCCGCGTTGTACGCCACCTTGGCGGCGACCAGTCGGGCAAAGTAGGTGGGCCAGGCCGCAACCTCACTCACCCAGTCGCTACTGATGTAGCGCAGGTAAACGGTGTCATAGCCGCAGTAGAAGTAGTCGCCCTCGTCGACATAGTCCTTGATGCCGTGTCGCATCATCTCGTCCGAGAACAGGCCCGAGATGCGCAACAAGTCCGCCGGCTTCTGCAGGGCGTAGTCCCAACCCCAGGGCGGGGTGACCGACAGGTCGTAGTCGATCTGCACCGAGGTCACGCCGAACTTCCACTCGGTGTCCTCCAGTACATCCTCGATTGCGCCCGCCTCAAGCGCGGTGTCGAGCCGCACCCGGTTGATGTGGTCGGCGTTGCCGGCGGGCAACTTGTCCTGTCCCAGGATAAGCAGGGCGTCGTTGTAGATCGCACGTAGCGCATTGGACAACGCACTGCCTGGCGACGATGGCCTGCTCCCTGGATCGCGCGCGCTCTCCGCACTGGCGAGCGCTTCAACCGCTTCGGAGAACGCGGTGTTCAGCGTCTCATAGCGATGGGGGTCAAAGCGGTAGCAGACCTCACGGGCGAGGTAATACGACACCACGCGGGCGAAAGCCTCGGTGAAGTTAGCCTCGGTGGTGTTGGTCCAGACGTAGCGCAGATAAACGGTGCCGGTGTCCTGTAGTAGCACCGAGCCGTCCTGCACGTAGCGGGTCACCGGCTGGTCGAGATCCGCGTCGGCATACAGCCCGACCATCGCCAGGAAATCCGCCGGGATCGCCGCCTGATAGGCGTAGGCTGTTGTGGATGCGGTGGAGGCAATCGATGCAGTCTTGACCGCGAATCGCGGCTTGACGAGTTCGAGGCAGACGTTAACCGCCCCGGCGTCGTAGAGTGCGTCCAGGGCGTAGCGAGAGTCCCGATCATCGGTAATGGTGTCGAGGGCTGCCTCGCCCACCTTGAGCAGGGCATCGTTGTAGATGCCGAGTTTGGTAACCGCCACGGGCGCCTCCTACATCGAGGCCGCGTTTTAAGCGGCCAGTGCTTTCAAATGGTTGTCCAGTGCGGTGCGGGCATCGCGGGGTGATGCAAAACGTCTCTGAAACACGTCATCCCCGGTGCGGGTGTCGCGCACCCAGTAGCCGGTAGCGCCGCCGTTCACGATCTTGTAGTCCTCGCCCACCTCGGCATCAGGCAGTTCGCCCAACGCGGTGAAGTTGAGCACACGCGCACGGACATCGTTGCCCACCACCAGGGTGACGAACACGTCAGCCACGTACGTGGAGTCGTCCGCCAGGCATCGGATCTGGTCGCCAGCCTGCAGATTGCGGGCAATGTGCGTCCAGAATGCCGGTTCTTCCAGGTCCGCCTTCTTCGCGCCTGCCGGCGTCTGCACGGCCAGGGCTCGGTAGGTGTGGACCGCGAGTTGCGGCAATGCTTTGACTTGATATTTAGTCTTGGTTGTCATACTGGTTACCTATGCAAAAAGGCCCCGATAGCTAGTCAGGGCAAAAAGCTCCGGCCCCTTTCGAGGCCGGAGTACCAGTGTTACCCGGTTAGTCGGTGTCAGTCGCGGTGATCGCGGTGCCATCGGTCAGGTCAGCTGCGCCACCGGCGGTGACGGAGTTAACCATGTAGATGTGCCCCACGGTGCCGCCGGTCTGATCCGTCTGGAACACCAGATCACCGATCGCCATGCCCAGGGCATCAGCGTTGGTGATGTACCCGGCGGCGCGGACCAAGGTGGCCGCGTCGGTCGAGTTGTAGTGCCAGATAGTCGGAGCGGAACCAACACCTGAAACCATTACACGAGGCGGGTTAGTGGTTGCGTATGCCATGAGTCAGTCCTCCTTACGCTGCCAGGCTGACGTCGGTGTCGTCATGGGTGATCGGCTGAATACCGCTGTTTTGCAGTACTGCCGTGCCCATGAAGATCGACGTGCGAGCCCAGGATTTGTCGTTCTTCTCGTCGTAGCCGATAGCCACGTCGAGACCCGCGGTGTTGCACGCGTGACCGATCGCCTGCTTGCTGAACATGAAGCAATCAGCAGTCGAAGTACCGACACCCGGCAACGCAGAGTCCACGATCCAGTTCACGCCCAGCCAGTTGAAAGCGCGAGACTTTGACACGTTTTCAAAAGGCTTCAGGTTGATGTAGTCCATCGAAGTGAACTGCGGAACCTGCATCAGGTTGGCGTGGAACGCGGGGGTGATGAGACAGAACGGCTCCTCTTCCAGCGCGTTGTTCTCAGCCAATACGGTCTTGGCCTCGAGCACTTTCGCCAGGAAAGCAGGGGCGCCGGTTTGAGTCATTACCACTGCCGGCAAGGTTCCAGTGGCCAGGGCCGTGTGGATGTCCTCGTCGATCTTGCGGTTCAGCACGGCAGACGATGACATCTGCATCATCTCGCGGTACTTCTCGCCACCTTGGGAGGTGTAGATGTTGAAGCGCGTGCGCTCTGGTACATCATGCCACTCTTGCAGCGTGACGGTCGGCTGGTTGAAATATTCAGGGCGAGTCGGAATGTCGCCATTCAGACCACGGGTTACTGCAGTTGCACCGTTAGAGCCCGCTACAAGGAAAGTGGCGATGTTGCCTTTCACGTCAATCTCGGTGGTGACCGTGTGACGTGCCAGCGACTGCCGCTTCTCGAACATAGCGATGGCTTCTTTCCGGTACATCGTTTGTTGGGCATGTTCAGCCATAACAATGTCTCCTAAAAAGAGTTGTCGTTGAAAAAAGTGTCACTGTCGTTTCGAGAAGCCGGTGATCGGGTCAAGCGGGAAACCGTGGTGTTCGGGGCCGCATCGCCAACTGCCGGGGTCTAATCCAACTGTAGAGCCTGATTGTAATAGGGGTCAATGTGGGACCTCCAC